TGAAGGTGCAAAGACCTTACGTGGTGACACGATAATAGAAGACTTTGGTCCGGGCGAAGTTTTTGGACAGTTTATGGGATTCGCTCCAGCGAGGTACACTCAAGAGTTACAAATAAACGCCTCAAAAGTTAGAAAAAGTAGAGCTGCTGGTGAGATGCGTAGCAGACTGACCAAGAAATACTACATGGCTATGCGCGAAGGTGATGTGGTAGCCATGAGAAAATTAAACAAAAAGATGGCTGAGTACAACAAACAATTCCCTCAATACCCTATCACTAACAAAAGCTTACGTAGGTCGATTGAAGGGCATGTACGCACCACTAAAAGAATGGAACATGGTGTGGTGGTCAACCCTCGATTACGCAAAATGCTGCAACGAGAAGCAGCAGAGTATGATAGAAGTTTAACCCTGTGGCAGGATCTAGGACTAGTTGACTAGAGAAAACCCCCCGCCGAAGCGAGGGGTGAGTTAAGGGAGAACGACATGTTTCTGGGAGGAACTTGTCCCAAACATGTTATCATGCAGTTCTCCAGACTCGCAAGCCCAATTTATTATCCTCGACTACGACTCGCGTTACTATCTTCCAACCTTTTAATTCTGTTACGTTTTTTGCCTGCTTCTTGGCTTTATTGACGTTTACGCATGGTATAAAAACTGAGGCATTTACCTGCATTTTATCCCAGTTCACCACTATTCTCACCCCGTCAGGATCAAGATCATGTACCTTCAGCATCTTTCGGTCCGTCTAGCACGTCTATGGAACAATCCACAATTATAACATCCGTCGGTGGTAAATTCATGTGTGTGCCTTTACTAAGACGCATCTTGGTTCTACGTGCGTTTAACTTTTCTTTTAGATCGTTAAGTAAAGAGTTGTAGTTCACCTGATGATCTCCACACCATGACTTCAAAGGTTTTGGTATGAGATATGCACGTTTCAGATCTGTTTCATAACGTGCAACTAACTTACCTCGGGGCAGTGCTTCGGGTATGACCAAGGACTCCGCTTCGTTTTTGCGTAAATCGTCCGTGCTTTTTATCCACAAAACATTACTCCAGTGTTCGTGTATATAGTCGTTGAGAAGTTCCTCTACACCCACACTCATATCATCAAGTTTCCGTTTGTTTTGCTCTACGACGTCTATACCCCACTTAAAAACCTTTTGAACGTCGTAAGATACCATACCCAAACGTTTTGCTAAGATAAGCCCTGTGATAGTAGAAGCCACTAATATAGACCAGAATCTGTTTGGTGCTTCTAGTTTTGCCTTCCTATCTACTTTACTCTGAACGCTCAATAATAGTTTTTTAACGTCCTCTAAATTATTCATTATGTATTGCACGTATTTAACACCGCCATGGCCGAAACATTTTTTTATGTCATCTTGGTATTTGTCAGTTTCTGCTTTGTCCAAAAACATGTGCTTCAAAGACTTAACTCTACATTCCAGAATACGTTGAGCTTCTGCTTCTGGTATAGCTTTTACAGTATTTATTTTTTCAACAACACTTAAGTTGGCAGAGGTTACTGCCAACAGATTCCAAGGTTCACCCCGATGCCTCTCGGTGTTACTACCACTAGCCATACGCCCCCGTTGCTTACCACTAGTTAACTGGTAAGCAAGATTACTCAACTCTTTAGCTAGAGCGTTAGTTAGTTCGTCCATATATAAAGGTAGATTGTGGTAGATTTCACCCCTGTGCATCCTCGTATTTATGGTGTCATTGTGGTCAGTTAACAAAACTTCTGGAGACCCCCACAAAGACAAACCTGCATACATAGCGGTAGTTTTACCAACACCGGAACCGCCATCTAAATGTAACGTGCCACAATTTATGGGAGAGAAGTTCATCAGCACAGATCCAAAAGATGTGCCTACGACAAACTGATGTAGTTCAAACCCGTCACGATTATAAAAATCCATGAGTTTTATCCACTCATCATATGTCCCGCGAGTTTTAAAAGCTGGAAATAAACCCGCAGTTTGTATAGATGACGGATTAGATTCTACTCTATCTTTGTATATAAGTTTGTCACCAAGTACAAAAGACGTGCCGTCTTTGTCTGTCCACCCAAACTGTCTGTGTGCCTCATCCGCTGTACCGGTGGCCTGTAACTCGTTAACCCATGTTGTAGTGTAACTCATAAGCTCATCCATCTTTGTCACTGCCACGCCTTGCATGGACATGTTTTTACGAAACTCTTCTCTGGAAGTAACCGCAGTCAGCGGTAAAGTAAATTCACGCGCTTTGTCCTGTGGCAGATGCAGGCGCATGACTACAGATTCGCCCAGCTCAACATCACGTATTCTCCTAACAACATATAAGTCGTTATGGTATATTAACTTCTCGTCAGGATCTCCATCGCTATTCGTAGTCCGTACATAGATACCGCCATTTAATCCACGGAAGTATGGGCGTGGGTATGTTGGAATAACATGCTCTTCATCAGCACCCTCAAAAACATTCTCTGATTCTTCGGCTTCTATCACACGCATACCAAGACTTATGGGTGACTTTATCTTGCCCCAGTGTGGACACTCGGAACATACACCAGACTCGTATTCATCAAACGTGCTACACAGATACGGACCCTTTATTAGATCTACTTTTTTCTGAGTGTCGTGTGCTGTATAATCAGCATGATTTTTTGATATTGCGTGTATGGCATCATGTGAGTCTGTACAGAACTTAGCTATAGATAGCCCTGCTCTCCACATAGGTTCGCTACATTCTTCTTGATTTTTAAGTATGTGCTTTAAATGTTGACAGCCACGTTTCTCTTGCGTCTTACGTATTATCTCACGAAACGTGCTTTCTACATTACTATTCAAAGCATCCCTGAAAGCGCTGTTCGTTTCTGGTACATACTTTTTAGGTATGGATACCGGATCATTACCCAGCAACTCAGAAAAACTATCGAAGTTTACTATGTTAGTCGTATCGGCAAATAAGAACTCCACAGGCGTCGGTGGACTGTCTTTATGATTATGTGTGGTAGGTATACGCAGAACCCGTGCAGCGTCCGCTGTGACCGCAGGATCAGCCAGCAAACCATGATCTGCACACAGCTTCTTCAAACGCTCCGCCACAGGCAACCAGTCGTCCAGACACACAGGTGCATCTAACATCCAGTACACATGCACACCGCGACCAGAGTTTACCATAACAGGTTTTGGTAAAGATAACTTACCACAGAATGCCCGGAGCGCACTAATCGCATCGGCCTGTGTCGCGTAGTCTTTGCTTGCACCACAATCCAGATCAAGAAACAAGGCGTTCAAATGTTTTACATTATCTACCTTGCGCGATCCTGCCTCGTTAAACGTAGCCAGTGCATAATATGCGTCGTAACCTTCAGCGTCTAAATTTTCCGCTGCATCTATAACTTGATATATAGAATCGTAAAACTTTTGTGTTCTACGATCATCACTTGTGCGAGAAGCGAATACACAATAGTGACCTTCGCCAGACAACACACCTTTCAAAAAACTTTTTACATCCATAACTAACACCAAAACCGAAAGACACTGCGGCAGGGGTGTCGGTACACACCCGTTTCAGCCATAGCCTAGCCGCAGTTTTGGTGATTAGTCGTCCCAGTCGTCGATGATAGAACTTAGATCGTCACTATCTTTGTCTGGTTTTGGCGGGGCAGCTTTCTTTGCTGCTTTTTTAGGCTCTTCGACTTCAGCAAAAGGATTGTCGTCCTCTGCTTTATCTTCAGCTTTGTACCCATCTACAACACCAAACGGTGATTTCTCTTCCTGCATCGGCGCAAGGTCAACAACCTGTACTGCTTTCAGGCGGAGCGATACTCCCGTGCCTATAGCCCCGTGATACGGGACAAAGACGACAGCGATGTTAACGGTAGATCCTGTGGTGAGCAAGAAGTCATCACCTAAAACTTTACCACCAGCATCAAACTGACTTGGTTTGCGGGTGGCCTCTACCCCATAAACACCTTTCAAGGTTGTTTTAAAAGTAAAGCTATCCCCGTCTTTTTTAAAAGGCATAGGAAACTTATCAGGCCAGCTTTCTTCGCTCTTCGATTTATATGCTTGAGCCATTTTCTTATATAGTTCTTTGGCTTGCGACTCACTCATTTTAAACTGAAGAGTGTAGGCAGCACCTGCATCTGCAGGCTCACAAGGCACAGACCGCTGTTCTTGCGGATCAAACTTATAAGTCCTGTTAATACGAGGCCATAAAGCTTCTACGTCGTTAATAATATAGTTCATGTTTACAGTTTCAGACATATCGTTCTCCCGTGTCTTACTGATCGTCGTCTAGTAGTTCCAACAAATCATCATCCTCAAACTTCATTGGTTCTACTGCTTCTACTTTTTCTACTGGCTTTTCTATTTCGTATTTTTTACCAGTTAGTGCTTCAGATATATCAGGTATACAGAATCTATAGGTGTTGCCTACACGAATGTAGGTTTCCTGTGGGATCTGCTCCTGACGAACCCAAGCACGTATTGTGGATACAGACACACTAAAGTGTTTTGCCACATCTTCTATAGGCACGTATTTTGGTTCCATTACTTTTTCCTCACACTCATGGAGTATTCAGAGTCAACATTCAGACAATCTGGTTTTGACTCAGGGTTTTCTTCCAAGAACTGTTTTAGGTTTGTTTGGTTCAAACGCTTCTCCAACAACTCAGGAACGTTATGCTCCATGATGAAGGCGTGCATCTTCTCCCAGTCGTTTGTCCAAAACTTTTGCTTTACAGACCTGTAAAACAAACCCTCAGCAGTTCTCACACTCTCGACACTATGCTCATTGCAGTAATCGAGTAGTCCTTGTTTGACTCTCTCTAACTGACGAGAGAGTACAGAATCCTTCTCTTTATATTCTGCTGATAGCTTTGCCCGCTCATCGCGGATCTTTATGTAAGCCTTTGTCAGCTTTTCAGCGGTTATATCGCCCATGACGTTCTCCTAAACGTATTGTTTTGTGTAATGTAATGACGATATGTGAGTTAGTCAAGTAGTTCTTTATAGAGATCTATCATTTTTGTGTGTACGTCTATTCTTTTATCTAATAGTGCGTAAACACGTTTCTCTACAGGTGAACCATGAAGCTGCACGACTGTGCATTTGTGCTTCTGACCTGACCTATGAACACGAGCGTTAGCTTGAGCATAAGTCTCTAAAGAACTGGTTGGTCCCCACCAGACCACAGTGTTAGC